TCAAAGAGATGAGAATTGAGTAGTTTGAGATACCCATTCTCCTTCTGTACACCTGCATGACAATACTTCTGAACTTCTGAAAGTGTAAAGTAAAGAGGAGTGGTAGCAGAGTAGGATGTACCTGCACTCATGAGAAACTGTGGTTTCATAAGTACCTCTTACCAAATTCATAGATTTCTTCAGTCAATGGTTCAAACTCTGTATTCTGATCTCGAAGTCCCTCTATGTTCTTATCTTCTGACATGTACTGGTTGGGATAGAGGTGTTCTGGTTTGATTTCGTAATCTAGAAATTGAGATAACCTATCAAAAGATTCGTTATGGTACGATGAGTTCCAAAATTTCTCCATTTCTACTACCAAAACATTTTTATTACCATAACTCCTTCTGAATTTTGCAATGTTATCTTCGTAGTAACAATTTGTACTAAATCTTGATCTTTCGCAACACCAGCGAAATAATTTATGTTGTTGTTTCGTACGTACGTAGTGTTGATATAACATGTCTTCGTTTGTTTGTATCATATTCATCTTCTTTCTTTTGTGCTTACCAGAATGATGATATTGATTGATCACACCACCCAGTTCATGATAGTAGCGAAAGATAGGATCTGCAACGAGTATAGTAACTCTCACATCAAAGTGAGGTGCCAATGCTTTTGCATGTGCTTTCAGAAATTCTTCTGGAAGTGCAATGTTATGATTGGAGAAATCACACACTGCTTCATACTCAGGAAACTTATCTTTCATATACTTCATATGAGAAATATACTTGTCGAATGAGTGCTCTGGTTCTAAAAGTGCCTGATAGTGGTCTTTATCGTATTCTGCAGTTATCTCTGGGGGTTCTCCTGTTCGGAAATCAGGTCGTTTCGGATGTGTATATCGGTTTATCATCCAATCCGTAAAACCATCTTGGTTGATATGCATCATCTGAAGGTAGTGAAACTCCTTTTTATACCCTGCGTGACAAAACTTAGCATCACGAAGCGTGTAGTAGAAAGGAGTTGTACCACACCAACCTGTACCTGGATTCAGTAGAAATTTGGTTTTCATAAATAACGGTGTTACCGTTTGAGGAACCTCTTACTTAATTATACTATGAAGGGATTGAATGCTTTTATTTAATGGAGACTCGTGGACATACGGAGCAAATCTCGAAGATAGAGACGAAAGATTCGCTTGTGTGCTCTCAAAACGATGGAAAGAGGATTTTATAGACCTGTCAGAGGCAGGTTGTAGCAATCGAAAGATATACAGAAAGACAATTGAGCAAGATTTGACTGATATTTCACTTGGAATTATCCAAATGACGTATAAAAACCGTACAGAATACTTTTTAGACGGAAAATGGGAGAATATAAACCCTGGCAGAGGGCATGGAAAGCGATTTTTAGACTATTATAGAGACTATTATAGTGAAGAATTTGGAGAAAGTGACGAAATATTGTTTCGACAGGCAATAATTGATCATTTTGCAGCAAATAATACAGAATTGTTACTCTTAACAAACTCTAAAGATTCAAAATATGGGTATGATGTGCAACTAAATACACCTGACATCCCTTTAGGTGCAACAAAACACCCTGACAGGGTTGGTCATCGAATATTAGCACACCGAATTTATGAAACGCTTAATCAAATTGATAAAGTTCCGCTATAAAATGTGGAAATTACGTCGTGAAGACCCCTACATTTACGAAGAGTAGGGCATATATAAGATAGAACAAACCAAATCACATATGCTACTCGCTTCTCCACAGGATTACCTGTATCAGATGAAGGCACAAACGAGATCGGAGGCAAAAAAACGTTGGAAGGATGCAATAAAAGCGAAATGGAACCATGTTTGTGCATATTGTGGAGAAAGTCATGATCAAATGACCCTTGATCACATACATCCTCAAGTTCTAGGGGGTATGAACGAGACCACAAACGCTATTTGCTGCTGTGATACATGTAATCAGGATAAAGGTCACAAGAATTGGGAGGAATGGTACATCAAACAGTACTTTTTCACCGAAGAACGGTATGATAGAATAAAAGAGTGGCAAAGAGTCAAATCTGAAGGACCTAAAAAGCGTTTAGTACGTGGTTCTAAGGGTTGTAAGACTCGAATTGTTATAACTAATGGTAGATGAAGCAAACTGACGACTACAAAGTGACCTTACTGGTTTTTGTAATGTCGAGATATACCAGAATTCTATGTAAGTATGGATTTTGACGTTTACTTAGACAAAAAACTCGTTTTTGAGCATCTGACTGAAGAGGAAGCGAACGAAAAACGTACGACTTTTCAAATGATGATCAAAGCAGGTGTCAAATCGTGCTATACTGAGGAGCAAGTGATTGTAAAACCACATCTCGAATTATAGTAGATTTCTCTCTCGGATTAAGTTGATAATCCAAGGGAAAAGTCCTCTATATTTGAATGAAATTTTATTTTGATGGTTGCTCCAATATGGATGCAAAGGGGTATTTGAGTGATTATAAAGCACAAAGGTACTCTGCGAAGGTTTGTAAGTATTTTGGTGCAGAAGAATATAATTTTGCAAGGGGAGGAGGAAGTAATATAAGACTTCTAAGGAATATAACTGTTGATAACTATGATCTTTTGGATGAATGTGACTTAGTATTCATCCAAATGTCATTTCGCAATCGAACTGAGTGGTATTGCGAAGAAAGAAAGAAATGGATGAAAGTAACTCCCGCTTATGTTGGTGATCCGAAGGAGAAATCTTCTATAAGAGAGAAAAAATATAAGTGGCACCCTTCGTTCAATAAAACGGAACATAGTTTTTGGCACAATTACTACATGGAGGTCTATTCCGATACACAAGGTTATGCTACTGAAAGAATGGTGTATAATACTATCAAAAGTATTTGCAAGTCAAAGAGTATCCCTGTGATTTTTCTGTCTGTGCCCAATAGAAAGATAGATATCGACTATGATTTTGTAGTAAAGGGATATCCGACTAATAAAGGACACCTAAATTCTTTAGGACACAATCTTCTTGCAAAAGACATCATAAACCATATAAATCATGAAAATTTACTTTGATGGATGCTCTTTCACTGAAGGAAAGGGATATTTGAGTGATTATGAAACACAAAGGTACAGTAGAAAGGTATCAGAGCATTTTCAAGCGGAAGAATATAATTTTTCGAGGTCAGGAGCAAGTAATTTACGAATTCTTAGGAATATTTCTGTTGTCAACTATGATTTTTTGGATCAGTGTGACTTAGCAGTGATTCAGATGTCATTTCGCAATCGAACTGAGTGGTATTCTGATGAAAGAGGTGAATGGATGAGAGTAAATCCTGGTTATGTTGGAAATCCAAAGGACAGGTCTTCTATAAGAGAAGGATTTTGGTATGATTACTACATGGAGGTCTATTCTGATACACAAGGTTACGCTAATGAGAGGATGGTGTACAATAGTATCAAAAGTATCTGTAAATCGAAGAGTGTCCCTCTCGTCTTTATCTCTGTACCCAATCCAAAGATAGATATTGACTATGATTTCGTGATAAAGGGATATCCGACTGAAAAACCCAATGGTGGAGGGCATATAAATTCATTAGGGCACAATCTTCTTGCGAAAGACATCATCAATCACATAAAACATGAAAATTTATTATAATGGTTGCTCGAATACTGAAGGAAGAGGTCATTTAGAGAATTATAAGGAAGTGAGGTGGAGTGCACAACTTTCTAAGTTACTAAATGCCGAAGAAGTGAATGAAGGGCAGTGTGGTGGTAGTAATATCAGACTTTTGAGGTCAATCACTCAATCAAAGGTAATAGATGACTGTGATTTGGCGATTATTCAATTTACATTTCCAAATCGAACCGAATATTTCGATGAAGACCTCAATGACTATCAAACAGTGATTTTTGGCGAGCATCAAACACTACCAAAACCAAAAGGACAGAAAAATAACGTATTGTCAAGAATAGGAAGAAAAATAAAGTATGATAACAAGATATGGGAGTTAGAAAACTCTGAAGTCAAGAATTTATTCTGGTTAGACTACTTTCGTAAGATATATCATGAAAAATACGGAAAAGATTATGAAAGTATGGTCTATACCAGTTTGAAGGCGATTATGCAAGCAAAGTGTATACCCACTTTGTTTATTTCGTGCTATGATGGCACAAAAATGAATTATGACTTCATGATGTCTAGATTCAAGTATCCTCGTGGTGATGATGAGCATCCAAACGCTGCAGCACAGAAAATGATCGCAGATGATCTTCTAAAAGTCATATACAGTAGAAATTATGATCTTATTTGACGGATGTTCTTGGACTTATGGTGACGAGTTGGAAAATAGGGAGCAAGATGCTTTTCCTCATGTTGTTTCTCGTATGGGATTGATGAGAGAGGGTATTACTAGAGATCATGTAAATTTAGGTCAATGTGGAAAGTCAAATGATGGGATACTACGAACAACTTTGGATTATTGTGAAAAACACCCAGTTGACATCGCTGTAATACAGTTTACTCTTATTTCAAGGAGAGAGATTATGAGAGAGACTGGAAATAAGTATGATCACATCACTCCACATGGAAAAGACAATATATCAATCGAATACTTCAAGAATCTTCATACAAGGCAAGATGATTGTGCAAATTACTACAAAAATAAGTTTATATTAGAGCAATACTTCAAATCTAAAAATATCAAGTACTATTTTGTAGATTTGACAAAACCTAAAGATGCACTTGACTTTCAAAACTCTACATGGTACGATCTCTGTGATAAAAAACCTCTGACTTCTCTAAAATCAATTATTGGTAGGATGAGAACAAATCCAGAGAATTATGTCACTGGTCATCCTAATAAAAGGGGGCATGAGTTGATTGCGAAGCACATTTATGAAAATATTTTCTAACGGAGCATCTTTTGCAGCAGGGAGATATCCAGAGATCCTTGCAAATCATTATAATGCTGAATTGACCAATATCGCATCTGTTGGTCGTAGTAATAGATCAATTTGGAGAACTACTGTAGAATATCAACCTAAAGAGTATGATTTAGCAATATTGCAGTTTACATCACCCTCTAGACATGAATATCATGATGAGAGGAAGTGGATTGATGTTAGTCCTTCAATAGCACTTAGAGATACTGGTCAAAGAAGAATTACACCAGAAAGAAGAGCAATATGGAAATACTGGTACGAAAACATGTATTCAGACGAATATGGTGACTGTGAACAAAATTTTGCCATAGAGGGTTTGAGAGATTACTTTGCATTGAACGAAACGAAGTGTATAATACTAACAACTGACAAATACACTCGTTCCAAGAAATTTGACTTCAATATCTTTGATTTGAATCTCCCACTAGATAATACACGACATCCTACTGAAAAAGGTCACAAAATCATCTCTGACGCTATCATCAAATATTATGAAACTTTTATTTCTTGGGTGTAGTTGGACTTACGGAGATGAGTTGGGCAAAGAGTATAAGGAAAGAAGATTTAGTACACTTATCGGAAAAAATCTAAATGCAGAAGTTGTAAACCACTCTAGATGTGGGTTTTCTAATCATGCTATTGCAAGAATTTTTTTAGAACAAGATTTGGAGGAATATGACTTTATATTTGTACAAATGACCACCCCATCTAGAACTGAGTGGTATGATCCTACTGGAAATTTCAATAAGGTAAAAATTTTAGAGAAACTCAAGTCAGTGTCAAATGAAAGATGGAAAAAGAGATCTTTAGGTAAAATCAAACCCTCTAGTAACTGGGATAAGATAATGCCATATAAAAAGCAGTTCATGTGCACTGGTAACCTACTTGACGGTAAAGAGTGGTGGCAGCATTATTATGAAGAGATATACACAGACGAATATGGAGAAACAGAAGAAATGTTGATTTATAACCTGATAAGAAATAAATTAGTGGTGTTGAATAAAAAGCATGTTATATCTTCTATAAATCCTTCATGCAAACAACCCATAGACATAAATCTCAGAAATAACAAATATCCATTGGCAAAGGGGGGTCACCCCGACCCAATTGGACATATTATGATTTCTCGTGATATAATGAAGTTATTATGATTGGTTTTAGCGAAGGTTTCCACGATTCTGCAATTGCAGTCGTAAACAAAGGCAAAATACGTTTTGCAACTCATTCAGAGCGATTTTCCAAGAAAAAGCATGATCGTGACTTAGATTGCACCGCATCTGCGACTGCACAACTATTCAACATGCATGAAGGCAATTATGACATTGCTTTTTACGAAAAACCGCTTTTGAAGAAAACAAGGCAGTTTTATGCAGGTCAATTCAATACAGTCTTCAGTGAAAGGCATTTAGGACTCAAACCGACTCAATATTTCCCACATCACCTTTCTCACGCTGCTGCAGCGTTTCAGACCTCTATATTTGAGGAAGCAGCGTGTGTAGTCATTGATAGTATCGGAGAATGGGATTGTACGTCTATATGGACTGCAAAGATGGTAGAAGGTAAGGCAAAGTATAAAAAGGTCTGGTCGCAGCGATATCCCAACTCAATTGGACTATGGTACAGTGCTTTGACCAAATGGGCAGGTTTGAGACCTCTAGATGAGGAATACATCTTTATGGGTATGGCAGCGTTTGGAAACCCTGTCTACATGAATGTAGTCGAGAGACTGAGACATCAGAACTGTCATAAGGGTGTAAGAATACCTGAGTCATATGATAAGTGTGATATTGCAAAAAGTGCCGAGAGAATACTACAACTTGAATTGAATACCATATTTGACAAGGCAGCACAGTATAGTGACAACATTTGCTATGGTGGAGGTGTAGCACTCAACTGTGTTTGTAATACTGGTTTGAGAGAAATGTATAATATGTGGATCATGCCAAATCCTGGTGATGCAGGTGGTGCATTGGGAGCAGCATTGCTATCATATGGTGGCAAGGTTGAATTCTCTCCCTACTTGGGATATAATATACAACACTACTGTAATCCAAGAGAAATAGTTGACTGCTTACTCGAAAAAGGAATCGCTGGCGTTGCAAATGGTCGTGCTGAGTTTGGTCCTCGTGCTCTCGGTAATAGAAGTCTATTGGCGGATCCGAGAAAAATTGAAAACAAAGACAGAGTGAATGAGATCAAGAAGAGACAGAAGTTCAGACCATTTGCACCTGCAGTTTTAGAGGAGCATTGTCAGGACTACTTTGATATGCCTTCTCATTCGAGATACATGTCCTATGTCTATCAGTGTAAACAACCAAGGGCGATACCTGCTTGTATACATGTCGATAATAGTGCGAGAGTACAAACGGTACCTGAGACATCGGAGAGTATCCTGAGACCCATACTGGAGGAGTGGTATAAGAGAACTGGTTGTCCTGTGTTACTGAATACATCACTCAATATAAAAGGCAAACCCATGGTGAATACTTGGGATGACGCTGAATTGTTTGCAGAAAAGTACGATATTGACGTGTTCTAAATAAACCAGTATAATGAATTGAAAGCGATCATTTGTAATGGCAAAAGGATTCAAGGTGGTTTCATCTGCACCAAAATCAGGTGATAAAAAAAAGGAATTTTCGGTTGACAATGCTAGACCACTCGTAAAAGGAAAGAGTATAGTATTCTGTCTACCAGGTCGAGGAGTATCATACGTATTTTTGAAAAATTTTGTATCACTCTGTTTTGAACTTGTACAGCAGGGTGCAAGTATACAAATATCACAAGACTATTCATCTATGGTCAACTTTGCCAGATGTAAGTGTCTAGGTGCAAACGTATTACGAGGACCTGATCAGGTGCCTTGGGATGGTAAACTCAAGTATGATTATCAACTATGGATTGATAGTGATATAGTTTTTGGTATCGAACAGTTCTATCGTCTTGTATGGTTAGACAAAGATCTTGCAGGTGGTTGGTATGTAACTGAGGATGGTCGTACAACATCATGTGCTCATTGGATGGAAGAAAACGATTTCAAAGAGAATGGTGGTGTGATGAATCATGAGATGCTTGATGGAATTGTCAAGAGACGCAAACCTTTCACAGTTGATTATACAGGTTTTGGATGGTTACTTATTAAGAAAGGTGTATTTGAAAATGAACAGATGAAGTACCCTTGGTTTGCTCCTCAGATGCAAGTATTCGAGTCAGGAGAAGTCCAAGACATGTGTGGTGAAGACGTTTCTTTCTGTTTAGATGCAATCAAAGCAGGTTATGAAATATGGATAGATCCTAAGTGTAGAGTCGGTCACGAGAAAACTAGAATCTTATAAATGGTTACAAATAATGTAACCAATGTAACAATGGCAGCAAAGTACGATATATACGTTGGGGAAGAAAAGGTTCACGCTTCAATTAATGAAGAAGAAATGATGGACATCACGCAAAATTTTGCAGATGACTTTTATTCGGTGGGCACACCCCATCCTGATGATGTACGAGTTGAGTATTTGGGCGATGATACAGAAGACGAGTAAAATCCGACAGAAACCTGGCGACGGAGAGTTTATTAGTCTTTTTCATACTGGGAGTCGCAAGACTCCCTTTTTTATTGCCTCTAAATAGATAAATACACGAGATCGTAGTAAAATAGTGCCAGTTCAAAGAACATCTCAGGGTTTCAAAGATATTTCGCTTTCATTCAAGCGTCATCCAATAACCAATGATATGCTTCCTCTCAAAAATGAGGATGCAATCAAGAGATCTGTTCAAAATTTAGTGAGGATACAAATAGGAGAAGTATTCTTCAATGACCTCGTGGGAACAAGAGTAGAACAAGCACTTTTTGAATTGGCAACTGATGATTACGTTGATCCTATAAAAAATGAAATTGAAACTGTCATCACTAACTATGAACCAAGAGTTTTACTCAGAGGGGTACAGGTAAATACCTTCCCTGATCAAAATGCTATTGATATTACTATAAATTATAATATTGTGGGTTTATCTGCTCCCGCACAATCGCTAAACTTCATTTTAGAACCAACTAGGTTATAATGGCACTGCAACAATACACCAACCTCAACTACGAGGACATAAAAACCTCAATCAAGGATTACCTCAGATCAAACAGTAATTTTACTGATTTTGATTTTGAAGGTTCTAACTTATCGGTTCTTATAAACCTTTTAGCGTACAACACATATATCACAGCGTTCAATACCAATATGGCGGTGAACGAAACGTTCATTGACAGTGCAACTCTAAGAGAGAATGTAGTATCGTTAGCAAGAAATATTGGATATGTTCCTAGATCTAAAAGAGCAGCAAAAGCAAAGGTAGATTATAATATTTCAGATTTAGATAGTACAGTAACACAAATAAAGTTTCAACCTGGCATTATATCAAATGGTAGGGTATCGAATACAAGTTATATTTTCTCAATACCAGAGCAGGTTACAGGCACCGCAGAGAACGGAGAAGCAGTAGGAACTCTAGAAATATATCAGGGTCAATATTTAGAAACTAATTTTGTTGTTGACAGTAGTCAGAAAAACCAAAGATATATTCTTCCTAATGAAGGTATAGACACATCTACAATCAGAGTCAAGGTCAGAGATAATATTTCATCTACCACAGAAACTGAATTCAAATTAGTTGACAACATTTTAGGTATTACATCAACATCAAACATTTATCTACTACAAGAGACATCAGATGAAAAATATGAATTATTATTTGGTGACAATATTTTCGGAAAGAAACTGGATAGTGGAAACGTGGTCGAGATATCCTATATCCGCACTAATGGTTCTTCAGGTAATGGTGTTAGGGACTTTTCATTCTCTGGTAGACTTATAGATCAAGAGGGTGCAACCCTACAGAACTATACACCCATTCTTACGGTCAACCAACCGTCCGATAATGGTGATGAGATAGAATCACTGCAGAGTGTGAAATACTACGCTCCTAGACGCTATGCATCGCAGCACAGGGCAGTTACAGCATCTGATTACGAAGCAATACTCCCAACTGTATATTCCAATATCGAATCAGTCAGTGCATATGGTGGAGAAGACCTTGATCCTCCTCAGTATGGAAGAGTATTCATTGCAGCAAAACCTAGAAATGGTAATTTCTTATCAGACTTTACTAAGAAGGAGATTCTATCATCTTTGAAGAGTTATTCTGTAGCAGGGATTGTTCCTGAATTTATAGATCTCAAATTCATGTATGTTGAGGTTGATAGTACAATTTACTACAATGCTAACTTTATTGGTGATCCTGATAATCTCAAGTCAGATGTTATAAGTGCAATTACATCATTTGCAGGTGGCACAGAATTGAATAAGTTTGGTGGTAGATTCAAATATAGTAAAATGCTATCTCTGATTGACAGCGTAAATACATCTATAACATCTAACATCACAACAGTCAGAATAAGAAGAAATCTCAATGCAAAGATCAATCAATTCGCACAGTACGAGCTATGTTACGATAATACGTTTTATGCTCCTAATCCTTCTTATAATATCAAATCAACAGGTTTCTCGATTTCAGGAACAGTTGGGACGGTATACTTCAGCGATGAAAAGATAGCAGATACCAATAAAGGTAATCTGATACTCTTCCAAATTGTATCAGATGCTGATATCAAAATTCTCTCTAAATCCTTTGGTACGATTGATTATAAGAAGGGAGAAATCATTATAGATACTGTGAATATAACATCGACTGTACAACCCAATAATATTGTTGAGGTTCAAGCAACTCCTGAGTCAAATGATGTATTGGCAAGAAAGGAATTGTATTTACAGTTTGATGTGGGTATGAGTAACTTCTACATGAGGCAAGATACTATTGCTTCAGGAGCAAATACATCAGGTACAAGATTTGATGTACAGTCTAGTTACTCAAATGGATCTAAAGTAAGAGGTGCTATTATATCAAGCACTACAGGATCTACACAGTTAGTAGGTTACGTGGATGGACAACCATATTTCGGACCTTTCCATACTATGAATAATGGAGTGAAGATGACAGGAGCGAGTCATTCAGATTCAAGTAAACTCATCACATCCACACCAAATATTCTATCTGATTCATCAACCTCAACTTCGACATACACTTCACCATCATCTTCGTCATCAACATCGTCTAGCAGCTCTGGTTCTGGATATTAATGATAAACACATCAATAACTAAAGTCAAAATCCATGAGGTAGTAAGGAGTCAAATTCCTTCATCTATCCAATTAGAAAATCCAAACTTTGAAAACTTCTTAGAGCAATACTATGTTTCTCAAGAATATCAAGGGGGAACAGTTGATATTGCCGATAATATTATTGAGTATAAAAGTCTAGATTTTCTAAACAATGAGACTCTGACTGGTTTTACATCACTTACTTCTGCTATCAATAATGTAAGTCAGACAATATACGTAGATTCTACAAAGGGTTGGCCAGAGTCATATGGTCTACTAAAAATTGATAATGAGATAATCACATACACAGGAATAGGTAGCACAGCATTCTTTGGATGTGTCAGAGGATTTAGTGGGATAGAAAATAACAGTAAAACAAATCAACCAGAGAGTCTTACATTTACAAGTAGTGGTATATCAACTCATGCAGAAGATAGTCGTGTCAATAATCTAAGTAACGTATTTCTTTCTCAGTTTTTGAAGAAACTAAAAAAACAGGTATTACCTGGTTTTTCTGAGAGAAAACTCAACAGCGTACTAAATCAACCTAATTTTATAAGACAATCAACAGATTTCTATAAGTCAAAAGGTACAGAAGAAGCGTTCAAAATATTATTTGGTGCGTTGTATAATGAAACGGTTGAAATGATTCAACCCGCAAAATTCATGATGAGACCATCTGATGCGGATTACATTGTCGCAGATGTTGTATTATGCGAGGTAGTAAGCGGTAATCCACTCAAGATAGAAGGTCAAACTCTTACACAAGGCGGTGCCAGTGGTTCTATCTACCGTGTAGAAAAATCATTTGTGGGTGGCAAAAATTATTTTCAGATAGGTATATCAAAAGGAACCCAGATTGGTGAATTTCAACAGACAGCAAAAACCTTTATAACAAAAACTGTAGGTATCAATACAACAATTATTGACGTTGATAGCACAGTTAGTTTTGACAGTGCTGGTGATTTGACTATCGGTGAAATAGTTTTACCATATACTTCAAAAAACTACACACAGTTTGTAGGAGTTAGCACAAACTCCACTGCAATCAGTATTGGTTCAACTATAACACAAGGTGGGGTGGCAACATCTTATGAAGATGGTGACATCAATTCAGAGGTAAGACTAAAAATACTTGGTGTTATTAATAAATTCAATGGGTCTGCAAAAACTCAACAAACAGGAAGTTCTATCAATGTAAGTACTTTAGGTATTGAAAATAGCGAAAAAAGATTTACTACATGGATCGGAAACACTGCTGCTAGATATGAAATCAATACTATAACTCAAATATCACCTAACAACTACAGTATTCTTCTATTGGATGATCATGCTTTATATTCAGGTGACACAATTGATATTATTGACATAGATGGGAATATAATTCAAGGTAGTATTACAGGTACACCATTATCAAATACCATAAGAGTCAATGCTCCAAACATTGATGTCGATGGTTCATATTTTATTAGAAGACAACTAAAAACAAAGAATGGTGAAGCAGTAGATGTACAAAACTCATATTCAAAAGGTCAAGAGGTTTACATAGCATCAAATAGTTTACCTCATTGGCAGATAAACCCACAGAAAAGAATAAGAACATTCTCTACAGCAGGTATTACAACTGATACAAGTCAATTCACAGTAACTGACCACAACTACAATGATGGTGAGTTAGTTTATTACACATCTGATTCAGTAAAACTTACAAATCTTCTTGAGAACCAACCATACTATGTCAAGAAGATTGACCAGAATACATTAGCACTCGCATACACCCCTGAGAACGTACGTAGAGGGCAGTATATTACATCGGTGGTAGGATCTGACCTATCGGGTATTACAACCCATTTCCTGACCCCTCAGTTGGTTTACAATTCAGATATATCTGGACAAAGAATATTACGTAAGTTCCCTGTACCTGAGTATAGCACAGAAAAGGAGAAAACAGAGCAGGGTGGTATAGGTTTATTTGCAAATGGTGTAGAAATATATTCATACAAATCTACAGATAAGGTTTACTATGGTGCACTAAGAACAGTTGATGTTCTCAATACAGGATCTGGATATGATGTTATAAACAGACCAAGTTTATCTGTTTCTCAGTCAGGTCATAGTGGTGTAGGAGCATCAGTTGTATCACAGGTGTCAGGAACCATTGTAGATGTCCTTGTAGATACACCAGGTGTTGATTATCAGGAAGATCCTAACGTAACTATTCTTGGTGGTAATAATACTTCTGCTGTATTGAAACCAAAAATGAAGTTTACACCACAAGTGGTTGAATTTGATTCAACGACAACTGGTGGAGTTGTTGATACATCTCTAAACAAATTTGCGTTCAAAACCCCTCATGGATTGAAGTCAGGTGAAGAGGTTATCTACAATACAAACAATACAGACGCTATAGGTATTGGGACAACGCCTGGTAAACTTATTGATAACGCATCATACTTTGTAAATTATATCAACGAGCATGAAATACATCTAGCAGATAATACTACTGACGCATTATCAGGTACAGGTGTAATTCCTATCTCAGGAAGTGGTGCTGGTACACATAAATTCTCAACCGTTATTCCTAGAAGAAAGGTAGATAAAATTCTTGTTGAGAATAATGGTGTATTCCATAATAGATTAGTTTCCACAATCTCAGGAATCAACACATACACAGATACAATCAATATTGATAATCATGGTTTTGAATCTGGTGAGATTGTAAAATACTCACAAGGTGCAGGTGCTATTGGTGGACTGACAAATGAGAAAGAATACTTTATAATTAAACTAACAGATAACTCATTCAGAGTATCAATTTCAACCAGTTTATTAGATTATGTCAATCTTACATCTACAGGTAGCGGAGAACAAGTTTTTCAGGATCCTCCTATTAACGTTAGAATTGAAGGAAGACAAGGAATCACAACTGCCAACGCAACCGCTACCCCCGTCATTAGGGGAAGTATTGACTCAGTTTATGTCTCTAGAGTTGGTTCTGAGTACGGTTCTACGGTTATAAATGATAACTTCAAACCTAGTATTGACACACAAGAAGGTAAGAATGCCTTCTTACAACCATTCATTGTAAATGGTCGTGTAGATCAAATTATCATCAAGTATGGTGGTAATGACTTCTTCAGTACACCAGACATCACGATAACTGGTGATGGTATAGGTGCTAAAGCAAAAGCAGTCGTATCTGGTGGGCAGATAGTATCAATCGAAATGATTGAGAAAGGTGCTGGATATACACAACCTAAGACTACTGTATCAGCAAAAACACCAGGTTCAGGTGCGATATATTCTGCGAATATAGATAACTGGACTGTAAACCAAGTAGCGAGATATGCGAAGAGTGGTGATATGTCTC